GTCTTCCACACCGGGCAGGAGCTCGACCACCTGCTCATCCGTGCAGTCCACACAGATGGTCATCGTGTCGAGGAGCTTGCCCTCCAGATCCGTGGCCGTGACCTTAAGCTGCGCCGGCTGCTCGCTGCAGCTCTCACACATCTGAGGTCCCTTCGCGTCAACCTTGGGCATTCACGCCTCCATCTCGTTCGGTAATGTCGCGTCTGACAAGATCCACTCCCGGACTTGGGACCACTGATCTATGTGGCTCTCGTCTGCGAATACTGTTCCCTCGGGTACGTCCGCATACCCGTCCTTGTCTACCTCGTGAAAGTGGGTGATCCCGTAATAGATTCCTTCCTTCTCGTTCGTCCGCACGCCCTGCTCAACGAGGACCCAGATCGCCCCGCGGGCCAAGTTCTCACTTAACCACACAGAATTGATCTTGAAGCCCTCCCACTCGCAATGGGCCGTGATGATCCAGACACTCGTGGGCTGGGTCACTTGGGAGCTTCCTCCTGTTCCCATCTTTTGAGAGCGGCCTTCGCCAAGATCATGCATGTCTCGGCCGAGTAGGCTCCGCTCGCGATCTTCCGCAAAGCTTCCTGGACATACTCTTTGTTTTGGCGTCCATGTGATAGCTTATGCCTTCCCGAGCAGGGGGGTGGGGGGGATGGGGGCGCCCTCCGGGCGCTCGACATCCTCATCAATGTACCATTCACCTTTGCCGATGTCGTAACAGATCGCACCTGTACGAAAGTAGACCCACACGAGGCCGGGCGGCAGGTCCCTCCCACCGGCCGACCTCGCACGGGTGACATCGACAACGCCGATGTCAAACATATTCACTTATCTTCCTCCTTCTTCACACGGATATGCTGCGTGAACCGGCGCTTGCAGACATGACACTTCCATGCCTTCAACCACCGGCCGTCTTTGTCCTTGAGCCTGCGCCCGTCTGGTGGGCTGCAGTCCAGCGCCTGGCCGCAATGCCGACCAATCACCTTGCCTGCCCGATCTCGATCACGGGAGCGACCCGCGACTGGAACCTGCGGGCGGGCTTGAACTCCTTGAACTTCATCACCCTCTTCACGGTCTTCCGCTTGCTCCCGCACCCGGTGCACGCGAGCGCGATCCTCTGCCGGCCCCAACCGGTCCTGAGAACCACCATGTACTCGATGTTCGAGAAGATGGACAGCCCGCACCACGAGCACACCCCGATGAACCCGGGCATGTCGATCTTCAACCAGCGGATGACTGCGTTCTTCAGCCAATTCTTGAACCCCAACATCAGTCCACCTTCCATCCCTGCGCGAGCAGCTCGTCGATGTTGACCTTGACGCCATCCTTGGCGATCTGGATGCCCGTGACGCTGAACACGTTGGCCCCGGGGACGAACATGACCTCGCCGTTGCTCGGGTCCCCGTAGATGATACCCACGTTCGGCTTCTGATCGTGCCTGATCATGGGCAGCTTGGGCCAGAACGGCCACCTGTCCGGGTTGAGAATCTTTTCCTTGTCCGTCATCACTTCTCCTGTGCGGCTCTGGCCGCGTTGTTGTTCCCACCATTCGCGAAACCCCCGAAGGGGCGCGGTTGACAGTGCCGAGCAAGCACCTCCGCTTTCCGTGCGGACACACGGCGGTCGATTTGTGCGTGGGTGGGGTTCACGCTTTTGTCGACCCTTCGACCCATCTCTATGGTTGCTCCAGCCACTCAATAATGACTGCAACCAAGATGATGATCCAGAATACGACTGCGATCACGTCCAGCATCAGCGCCCCGTTCCGTAGACCTTGTCCGGGTCCGTCATGCCCTGCCAACTGCAGGCCGGGCGATCCTTGTCCATGCGGAACTGGGGCGCGCCGAACTGGGCGCATTGCCACCACCCCGCGATTGCCGAATTGTACCGCAGCGGCCCCTTGCAGAGCGGGCACTCGCGGCTGTCCACGATCTCCTGGGTCTTCGCGTAGCTCTCTTGCATGTGCGCCTCGTGACAGCGTCTGCACTCATGAGAGAACTTGCTCTTGACCTTGCCGCAGTGGCAGCGTGACCGCTCCACTTTACCCAAGCCTCTTGAGCATGTGAACCACGTGCTCGGATGCGTCGACATACTTGCTCTCGGGAACCGAGACCATCGCGACCGCGATTGCCATAAAGACCACTACTGCCAGCAGGTGAGCAAGCGCCTTCACGTTACTCACCCACCGGCTGGCAGTCACGAATCGAGTACGCGACAGCCGCGTCCCCATCGAGGATCGCCAGCTGCCCGAACGAGGACGAGACCACCCGTGTGAGCGTCCCCCGTGCTATCTCGCGGGCGCCGCCCTGCTTCACGATCACGACCCTGACCTGCTTCCCGACGAGCGGGTGCGTGTACTGCTCCGGGTACGTTTCCTTATGCGTTTTCATCTACATTCTCCTGCGGGCACCTGGGCCCGAGTTGGGTGCTGAATTGCACCTTGGACCTGGCCCTTGTGGGCCAGATCGGGGCTGCAATCTAGTCCACCACCGCCCGGAACGTGACTTCGGCCACGAGCTGCTCGGCCATCCCAACCTTCGCAGGCACGAGCGTGTAGATCTGCAAGAGCCTCGGGAACCTGTGAACGTGGTAACCTTCCCGCTCGAACATCGCGGCGACCTCGCGAATATCCGCAATGCTGTCCGTGAGCGCCATCATCTCGATCAACGACTTTTCCATCTGCAAACTCCTGCGGGCGACTGCGCCCGTGTTTGAGCCGCTTGATTGCGGCTGTTTTTCAATCACTCGACCACGATCATCTTGACCGCGAACGGGAAAACCAGCTGCTTCTCATTCGGGTTCCCGTTTTGGCCCTGCATGACCGCGAGCCGGCGCTTGAAGTCCTCATATCGGCAGTACGCATCCTGCATCTCCTTGACCATGTACGCGATTGCCGCGTCCATCGCAGGATCGAATTCCGGCTCCGTGATCGGCGTGCTCGGGCGAACGTAAACGGGCTTGCATTCCCATTTCGCGCGGGCATGCACTCGTGATGACGAACCCTTCGGCATCTTCGGAGGCGCGGGCGGCAGGATTTTCACTCGGATTTCCATTATACACTCCTGTGAGCGGCTGCGCTCATGATTTTGCTCGACGGAAGCCCGGCACGCGAACGCGATTGCTGTGGGCGAAACTCGAGCACCAAAAAACGATATCACAACGGATTCGACGTGTCAAGCATTATTTTTGATTAGTTTTGCTATTTGTACGGCTAGCTGAGAAGCTTACGTCGCCTTGAACCTACCCTGGAACCTTCGGTTCCCTGGTGACACCTGCGCAGCGCATACACTTGAGCTGGGCGGGCATCTGCTCACCGAGATGCTTACAGCATGGGCAAAGGAACAGACTCGGGTAATGGTTATGAAGCCACACAACCTTATCCTGCCAGTGATATAGTGCGAAGTCCAACGGGATTGCATCCTCATCTACACCCGCGCGAATGAGCGAGTCCATGAGCTTGTTATAATAATCCCAGTCTACGCGGCGGAGCTGGCTCATGGCTTCTCCGTTGAATCGTCCGTGGATACGTCAGTTTTTGAAACGCCCACGGGGGATTCATGTTGGGATTCCCGCGGTGAGTCTACCTGTGAGTCTACTTGGGAACCTACGGTTCCTTGGCTCCCACTGGTTATGGATGGCGTTCGCCGCATGCGATTGAGTATATCATCGACACGTGATGGCTTCCCTTCTGGCTCGAATGGGCTGCGCTCACCTCGCTTACTAGCAAGTTGCTCCATCACATATCTACGTGCTGAGAGTGCAACCTCTTTTCCCTCAAACTCTTTCTCATCCTGTCCTTCATCATCGAGATAGATCATCTCGTCGCTGTGCTCGTAGACTGAGGAGCAGTTGAGGCAGAGCTTGCGGACTGGGTCTTTGTACTTCTCCCGGTCATACGGTAGGTGACAGCGAACACAGTAGAAGAGCCAGTCATACCTATTCTCCAGGTAACGCCTCTGGTCCTGCCACTTCACACGTGGGAATAACCTGGGCAGGCTGTTCTCACTGATCCCTATCTCAGCCAGTGCCTCAACCAGTCTATGATAATACTCCCATTTAACTCTCTTGTTTGCCCTGTACCCGACCCGTGCGAATGGATCAAACGCCATACTTCTGACTCCTTTGGTTGTGGTCTGGGCTCAACGACGTGAACAGAAGTAAAGATGCAGAATCCGTGCCACAGGCAGGCGGGATGTGAAAGACCCGCAACGTTATTACTGTTATTACACCACGGCCCAGTACACGGGTCTATGCCGTCCGAGCGAAGCGAGGACAGCTGTAGCAGGGTAATAACTGTAGTGTAGATCACGAAGGGAGACATGCTCCGCAACCTGCGGTTGCTTGGAGGTGGCCCACGGGGCGGGAGTTAACTTTAGTTACGACTCCTTACTTTTGTCTTCATTCCACTTCGCTCTCCTTCGAGAAGTGGCTCTGTCATTGTTAATTGTTTCTTGAATATATTTTTTATAAATAACATATATTATTACAAAGATAGGAGGAGCGCGAGAGAGCTTGAGCTTCACAACATGAAGTCTATACCACAAGGGAGAGCGAAGTAGAATGATGACTCAACTGATTACTAAAAACTGAGGTAAAAGTACGGCCAACTTGACCGGTCATGTGGTGAATACTTCTTGGAAATATTGTTGGAGCTTCAATATCTGAAGCCCATGCCGGGCTCGGCCTGATTGTGGCCTACGGCCTGGGTGTAGCCACTTACCCACGCAGCCCAGAAGTCTGGCCACATTCCTGACCGCCCTGGTTAGGGGCGATTGTAGATCCATTCCTGACCGCCCCTGTATACGTGTGCGTAAGAGCTCGGGGGCTGGATAGACGCGCGCGAATCTAACAGGGTAGATGCTGAGCAAGCTCGTAAGCTTCCAAGCTTGACACCAAGCTTGAGAGCAAGCAGACAAGCAACAAAGCAGACAAGATAGGCAGCTAGCAAGCGAGTCAACATGCTTGTTCCTCGGCTAGTTCCCCGCAGCGGGCTGCCTGGGCCGCTCCCGTTCCCCCGTCAAACGCTGAAACGCATGCGCGACGGGCCACAAGCCGGGCCACGTTCGCGCGCAAGTAAGCGTAAACACAGGCGAAAAATAGCGCTTTACATGAGCCGCACGCATGGCTATACCTCATTCACCGGCATGGTGCCGGTCAGCAAACGCGGGCCACACGCCCGCCAGGAGTCACAGTCATGGCAGGAATCACGGTTCAGGTTCTCAAGCCGGTTCTCGCGGAGAAGGCCGACACCAAGGGCCACACGTACATCCACTTCGGCGGCACGCTGAAGACCCGGCTCAAGACTCTCGCGGAGAAGGCCGGCTATACCCGCAAGCTCAATGACTTCGGCGTCGCCATCTTCGAGCAGGCGTTGACTCTCGCGGAAGCGGACTTCGCGCGCCAGGTCGCGGAGGAAAACGCGAAGCGCAAGTAATCGCGTGAAGCAATCAAACCGGCGGGCCGTCCCGCCGGTTTTTTTGTTGCTTTAAAACCTAGAAAGAAAACGTGAATCCCATGTGGCTGCTTCAACACTCGACGGGGCAGCCAGCCAGCCAGCATTGAACTCACGTAACAAGCTAGCAAAGTTTTACTTTTATCCGTCATGTTTTATATCGTGATAGTCAGTCGCGTTGAAAGCTAGCGTGATAGTGAGTGGCATAGTTTGTTGGCTTCCATGTTAGCTAGCTTGTTGGACTAATTGTTGGCTGGCCACATAGCAAGAAGGGCCACCCCCCCATCTTGATTTTCAGTTGGGGGACCCGCAGGGTATCCCCCCTGCCAACAATCTACCAATTTCATGTTTTGTAAACTTTACAATAACACATGCGGCTTGCGGGGCAAGCCAGGAAGATAGACATACAGCTAGTTCCTCGGCATGGAGGACCATGCCTTGTTGTAGCATAACGTCACCGCGTTCGCAAGGCTCACGCCAGTGGGCGTTTCACAATTTGAAACCGCCACATGAGTTCCATGTGTTTCATTTGTTACGCTCACCTTGGCACGACTTCTGCATCCCTGTAGCCCAGGGGCGCTTCGCGTCCATTTGACTCACAGAACAAGGAGAACACGAATGACAACCGAGAGCAAGACGAGCAGCGGGGACGCTGCAAGCTCGAAGGCTGCCAGCAAGGAAGCCCGCAAGCTGAGCGAGGACTTCAAGCCGAACGAGCCGTCGACCAACACAGGCATCGACGAGAAGGGAGCTCCTGACGGAACCCTCGGCCCGCAGCAGCTCGAGCGCGCCGCGAACGAGGGCCTCCTTTCGCTCAGGCCCCAGCCCACTCGTGAACAGATCGAGGTCGTGCTGCGCAAGGTCAACGCCAAGAACGAGAAGGGCTTCCCCGCGATCAAGTGCAAGACCGCGAAGGAAGCAGCCGAGAAGGCCATCGCGCTTCTGAACGAGGACAAGTAAGGCCGGCGCCGGCTAGGTGGGGTCCCCCGCGATCCTCCGACCGCGCCCCGGTTAGCCGGCGTCCCCCCGCGCTTCGCGCGGCCAAGTCCCCAAGAGACCGAAGGTCTCAGGATAGACTAGGAGAAACAAATGGCACTTCCAGTTCTTGACCCAGGCATCGCAGCGATGGCGGCCACGATGCCGTGCTTCGTACGGCGCAGAATCATCCTCACGGGTGACTCGACCAAGCTCGCTGACTACGGGATGTTCCCGAAGGACGGGCAATTCATCGACACGCCCCCGCGGGTCGCGTCGAAGTGGACCACCGACATGGACATCCATTCTCCGACATGACCTTCTCGCTCGCACTCGCGGCACTGAAGGAAGGCCACGCGGTCGAACGCGCGGGCTGGAACGGGCGGGGCATGTTCATCAAGCTGCAGCGCCCCGACGCCCAGTCGAAGATGACCCTGCCGTATATCTACATGAAGACGGTCCAGGGTGATCTCGTCCCGTGGCTCGCGTCGCAAACGGACATCCTCGCGGACGACTGGGTCAGCGTCGTCAAGGAGCACTGATGGCAACACCGAAGGGGAACCCGATCAAGGGTAGCGAGTGCGACCCCAAGGGCAAGACGGTTGGCCTGGGTGTAGGCGCAGGCCGAGCCCCCGTCGCGCCGGGTAAAGCGTTCCCGGGCGCTGCGCGCTCACGCGGGAAGAAAGCAAAGAGGTAGGCCATGCCCGCTGTCTCGAAGGCCCAACGTCGCCTGATGGGCGCGGACTTGGCGAGGGCCAAGTCGGGGAAGAAAACCAAGACTGGCATGAAGGAGAAGCAGCTCAAGGACTTCGCGTCCACGAAGGAGCGGGATCTCCCGAACGTCAAGTAGATGCCCGGCACTCCTGGCATGGGTTCGATCGCGTGGGACAGGTCACGGCCCGGAGTCGTGTCCCTCTCCAACACGCGGCAGATGGCGGCCCCGCCGCCCCCGCCCGTGCAGCAGGATGACGCGATCCGCATGTTTGCGGGGATGCAGACTACGGACTCGGAGCGCCAGTTGATCCAAGAGATGATGGCTTCGAAGTCTGGGGGTAGTTACGGGGACGCGACGGCTGCGGAGAACCGTCAGCACACCGACGACGAGGCGAAGTACTACAATGCGCCCGAGCCCAGCAAGTCGGATCGCCGGGAGTGGAAGAAGCAGGTCAAGCAGTTCGATCAGTATCTACGCAAAGACGGGCAGCATAATGAGGACGGCTTCGCGTCCCTGCTCGAGTCGGGCGCCGTGTGGGCGGACCCGAACTCGGACACGTGGACCTCGAAGGTTCCACTCTCCCAGCGGCAGTTGAGGTCGATCGGGGAGGGATGGAATCAGTGGAAGCAGCAGGTCTTCGGGGGCGACCCGTACTACATGGACAGCTGGCAGAAGTCGCAGGATAAGTACCGGGATCTCTACCGGTAGGGAAGGAGACACCACATGTCGATCATGGGGATCTTGGAGTGCTTGCTCACGTTGCTCCTCGTTGCACTCGGGATCGCAGCGGTGTTCTGGATCTTGAGCATCTGCATCAAGGCGATCGGGGGCACGGAGCCCCCCGCGAACTTGATGATGGTCATGTACGCGATCGGGGTTGTTGTGCTGTTGATCGTGGCGGTGTCGTGCATCCTAGGCGGTGGGCCGCATCTGATCCACTTCTCGAGCTGAGATGCTGCCCTGGTGCGCAAAGTGTAACAAGCCCGTCGAGTCGGTCAAGCAGAGAGTCGACTACTGGACGGGAAACCTCATGTACGTTGTGGAGTGCCACGGGCAGACTGCGGTTCAGTTCACCCCGTGCCCCCACGATGCCCAAGAGCTGATGGTCTTTTGAGATGGGCAGACACCAAGAATATCGAGACCTGGAGCCGATCGAGCGGCGTGCGTGCATGATGCGGGCCGCAGGCATGAGTGATGGGGTAATTGCCAGGTTCCTGGACATGGACTCATGCCTCGTGGGGAACATCTTCAAGAGGCCGCGGGTGGCCCGGTACCTGATTGCGCTTGAGGGCACGTTCGTCAACGACATCAGCAAGAGCTCCAAGATCCTCGATACGGCGATCATGCACGCTGCGGATCGGGCCTTCGTGATCGAGCGGGATGTCATGGAGAGGCTGTACGAGAAGACGGACAGCATCCGGGCCCAGCTTGGGGCTGCGGCGACGGCCCAGGACATCTTGGACAGGGCCGGCAAGCGGGCACCCACGAAGATCCAAGCGGAGGTCGTTCACACAATCGACGCCGAGGCCCTCGACCTCGTGGCAGAGGTGCTGCGCGAGTCGAAGGCCATCGACGTAACGAGGGAGAGTAGAGATCATGGGAGCACCACGGAAAGCGCCAGTGAGCCCGACGGCGTGGCAGGGGAAGAAGCCCCCGTCACAGGCACAGAAGAAGTTCATCGGGATGGTCCGGGATCTGGGGACGAGAGCCCTCAAGAAGATCAAACCGGCCCAGTGAGGAGGACGGGATGAAGTCGCTGAACAGAGTCAAACCGATGGCCGAGATCTCGAGGCCAAAGGACGTGCCCCGCATTTCGCGGCAGCGGATCTATCGGGATCGAAGCGAGTGGAGGAAGAGCGCGATCCCGACAGCGGAGGCCAGCCAGCAACTCATCGACGACCAGCTCGAGAACGCTCGGAACGTGCCGAGCCTCGAGAGCCAGAACTACCTCGATCTCGCGGATCTCATGGATCGCGCGGGGCGGATCGGGATCGATAGGACATGACCCTGCGAGTAAGGGGTCGAATTCGGAAGGAGGTTCACGTGAGCAAGCGGCCGGAGGACGAGAAGGAACCCGAAGCGGACGAGGCAACCGAGGAGGAGCTCGAGGAGCTGGACGACTCGGACGACGAGGACCCCGTCGACTGAGGCCCCGTGGGGGCGTCAAGAATTGAAGCGCATAGAAGATGGTCGCCTTCGCATCTGACTTCGAGCACGCACGGTACGCCCAGGCTGAGGGCGACGCGAGTGATCGCACGGAGGACGTGCGTCTGGACTTGCGCAAGCAGGCCCAGAAGTCGACGTACGTGATGGCGAAGGCGATCGTGGGCTTCAAGGATCTGATCCCTGAGTTGCACGGGGACATGTGTCAATTCATCCAGGGACCAGCGCGGCGAAAGCTCGGGCTTGCCCCGCGCGATCACCTCAAGACCTCGGTGTGGACGATCGCGGACACCGTCCGTGTCATCGCCGCGGATTCGGATGAGCGGATCTTGATCGGGAACGAAACGGCCACGAATGCGTCCCACTTCCTGCGGCGGATTCAGGCAGTATGGGAGCGAAGTGGGATGTTCCGGTGGCTCTTCCCAGAGCTCCTTGTGGACGTGGGGAAGACCAAGTGGTCCGAAAGCGAAATGCTCGTCCCAAGGAAGCACGATTTCCCCGAGTCGACCGTCGAAGTCATGGGCGTCGGCGGGGCGGTCGTTTCCCGCCACTACAGCCGCATCAAGCTCGATGACCTCGTGGGCAAGGAGGCATCCGAGTCGGTAGACGTGATGCGGAAGACGATCGACTGGTACTTGTATTGCGAGAGTTTGCTCGAGAAGCCCATTGACCCGATTGACACGTATGGGACCCGGTGGACCCACAAGGACCTGTACGCGTGGATCATGGAGCATGAGACGGGCATTAGCATCTTCCATCGGAAGGCACTGCGGCCCGACGGGACGACGTTGTGGCCCGCTCGGTTCCCAGCCGAGGAGATGCTGCGGATCAAGCACAAGATTGGGAACTTCAAGTTCTCGTGCCAGTACCAGAACGAGCCATTCGACCCCGAGTCGGTCACGTTTGATCCGAGTTGGCTTCGGTTCTACGAGCTTGAGGGGTGGGAGATCGAGGATGGTTTCGTAAAGCTTCGGATAGTGGGCCAGCCGCGGCCAATTCGGATCACTCCGATTCTGTTCGTCGATCCGGCGATTAGTGAGCGGGCCGGGAGTGCGCGCAGTGCGGTTGTGGCGGCGGGCCTCGACGAGTTCGAACGCATCTTGGTACTTGAGGTCTGGGCCGCACGATGCCAACCGCTGGAGATGATCGAGAAGATTTTCGAGATGAGCGCGCGATGGGACCCGATGTGCGTCACCGTAGAGGGTGTCGCATACCAGCGCTGCTTGAAGGGCTTCATCGAGGCCGAGTGCATGCGCCGCAACAAGTGGCTCAATGTTCGCGAAGTAAGACCTGGCTCAAGAGAAGGAAAAGAGTCCCGCATCCGGGGACTGCAGCCGTACGCTGAAAGGGGACGACTTTGGGTTCGAAGATCAACCTGCGGGTTAATGATTGAAGAATTCGAGTCGTTTCCTTTGAGCGATACGGTCG